TGGCTTTGACTCGCCAGGTATGGGGCAACCAGGTCTGACTCATGCCTTCAGTGGCATAACTGGCATCTTGAATCACATAGTACTTGGGCAACGCCTTGGGTATGTTGGGATTCAGTGGATTGTAATCAATCAAATTGGTCACTTCCAGAACGTCACCGTTCATGAGTTTACGGCCCATGGTATCAATCATGTCATTGTAGTGAAACGTGATAAACAGGGTATCGTTGTTGAGAAACAGTCCAAACTGTGTGAGGTCAAAATCAATGTCTTGATGATTGTAAACACCACGCATGACGTAAATGTCCTCGGCATAAACACGGTCACGGTTTTCCAACAGCAACAAATCTTGTATGTTCAAGGGATTGAGTGTGTCATAAATGGGTTGTGTAGCATCGCCATTGCCTGAAAGTGCAGAATCTTCGCCGCCAGGTTGTGGCCCCATGTATTTGTGAATGTAAATATCCAGGCCGCCCACGGTATACATTTCTGAGATGGTGCGATCCAAAAATTGGTAATCTCGTGTGCGATTGGGGCGGTATAGGCTTAAACGGGGCATGATACCATTATTTAGCGGCGGTTGACCAATAAATCGTTGAGTGTTATAATTACCCAAGTAACCGGTACAAGGAGCCACTGTGAAAACTGTTAATCGAGCACTCAAACCCCTGAATCCGCGCAGCCCTGACACCAAACACGTGGGCGACGAACCACTGTGGCGCGAGCAGCCCACAGAAAATCGCATCACTGCACTCAGCAGAGCATTTAATTGGTACAATTATTTTTATGGCAAAAAAGAAGCCAAGGACATGATTGCCACGTATTTGGATGCACATGATCGTGTGCGAGATGCCAAGCAGATCCGAGCCCTGCCCGACAGCCAAATCAGGCTCACACCGGCCTGGATGTGCCGCATGAGCATGATGGGCCTGCAGTTGGACGAACACGAGCAAATCAAACTGGACAACATGATTGCTGCCATGCTGGTTGTGCGTAACGAGCCTGGACCTGAAGCACCTGTAGACGACACAGCTCCGGCTCGACTGACCATTCAAGATCGTCTGCGTGAAAAAGTCACAGAGTGTGCAGGCGAACTCGAAGGTGTATTTGATGAGTTTTGCACAGCTGGCGCCAAAATGAGTGCTGACTACAAGCCCATTGCCGTGATGCGCAGCATGAACATTGCCCCGCAAATGGTCAATGACATTCGCACAATCTGGGTTGATCGTCTCAACGAGTACCAAGAAGTCATTGAAGGCAAAGATTCCCAGTTGGTGGAAGCCTATGGACATTTCAGCAAAATCCAATTGCGCAATATTGTTAAGTTCATTGAACAAGTGATTGCCGATTGCGGTGCCTATGTGCAGATCAAGAAAGTGGAACGCAAGCCGCGCAAGGTCAAGCCTGTGGCACCAGAAAAACGTGCAGCCAAGTTTCGAGTGCTCATGGAGTTTGCTGAACTCAAGCTCCGAGGTCTGCCAGCTGCAAGTCTTGTGGACAAGAGCGAAGCCTGGTTGTATGACACCAAAAAGCGCAAGTTGATTCATGTAGTGGCAGACTCGCATACTCAAGCGTTCACTGTCAAAAGCAACAGTGTGATTGGTTTCAGCACTGTGGAAACGCAGCAAAAAACTGTGCGCAAACCAGCTGAAACCATCAAGGCAATCACAGCGGCGGGCAAACCTGCTGCTAGAAAAATCTTCAAAGAGTTGACCACTACAGAAACTCCCTGGAATGGTCGCGGTACTGAGAACCTTGTAGTGCTCAAGGCCTGGTAAATAAGGGGGAACGGAGCTTCCCCCTTATGGCTGAAAACGCACTGCCACAATTCAAGCAAAATCTCATTGAGTATGTTAAGTTACAACTGGGCGATCAAATTGTCGATTTGGAACTGGATCCTGCTCACTATGAGAGTGCCTATCAACGCACCTTAGGCACCTTTCGTCAGCGCAGCAATGCAGCCTATGAAGAAGCCTATATCTTCATGGAATTGATCCAAGACGAGAACATCTACACACTGCCGCAAGAAGTGGCCAGTGTGCGTCAGGTATTTCGCAGAACTTTTGGTAACAGCACAGGACCGTTTGCATCAAATTTTGATCCATTTGCGCAGGCCAGTCTCAATGTGTATCTCATGAACTTCAACGTGGCTGGCGGCCTGGCCACTTATGATTTTTACACACAGTACGTTGAATTGGCTGGCCGCATGTTTGGCGCATACATGAACTACACCTGGAATCCTGTGACCAAAAAATTGCAGATCATTCGTGATCCCAAGGGATCGGGAGAAAATGTTCTGCTGTGGGTATACCAGCTCAAGCCTGAAATTCAACTGTTGGCCGACTATCAGTCTGGACAGTGGATCCGTGACTACATGCTGGCCAACTGCAAAATGATCATAGGCGAAGCTCGTGAAAAATTTGCTCAAATTGCTGGTCCACAAGGCGGCACACAGCTCAATGGTGCAGCACTGAAAACTGAAGCCAAAGAAGCCATGGCTGACCTAATTGAGCAACTGAAAAACTATGTGGATGCCAGCCAGCCCCTGACTTGGGTCATTGGCTAATTGACAACTGCGCTGAATTTTGCTATAATAGCAAAATGGACGTGATGCTTGACATAGAGGGCCTGGGCACTGGCCCAGATACCACTATTCTTACAATTGCAGCGCAGGGGTTTGACCCCTTGGGCGATGGCTACTACAGCGAACACAGTTTCTACGTGCGTGTGGATTTAGAAAGTCAAGCAAATCGCAGCATACAAGATGGCACCATTGACTGGTGGGCCACTCAACCCGCGGCAGTGCGCGAAGAAGCTTTCAGTGAGCAAGACCGCGTGCAACTCGGCGTGGCACTGGACGGCCTTACAAAAATTGTTTGGAAGGCTCGCAGAGTATGGGCTCAAGGCCCCACGTATGACATGACCATACTGGAGCATGCCTACAAAAGTCTCAACAAAGCTTTGCCCTGGCAGTATTATTCGGTGCGTGATTCGCGTACTGTGTTTGGCTTATGGCCTGGGCTTGAAGCCCCACCAGCCACTCACAATGCACTGGAAGATTGTCGCAGACAAATCTCCATGCTGCAAGACACACTTAAATACCTCAACATCAAGGAACTGAAATGATCATTGGCATTTGCGGATTCATTGGCTCGGGTAAAGATACCATTGCTGACTACCTTGTGAATTTTCATGGTTTCAGGCGCGAAAGTTTTGCCAACAGTTTGAAAGACGCTGTGGCCCAGGTTTTTGGTTGGGATCGTACCATGCTGGAAGGCCGCACCACACAGGCCCGCGAGTGGCGCGAGCAAGTGGATCCGTGGTGGGCCGAACGTCTGTCGATGCCACATCTTACCCCGCGCTGGATTTTGCAGTACTGGGGCACTGAAGTTTGCCGCCGAGCTTTTCACGATGACATTTGGATTGCAGCGCTGGAAAACAAGCTGCGTAACAGCGCGGATCACGTGGTGATTTCAGACTGTAGATTTCCCAATGAAATTCAAGCCATTAGAAATGCTGGTGGGCAGGTGATCAGAGTGATGCGTGGCCCTGAACCTGAATGGTACCAAGATGCAGTCAATGTCAACGAAGGTAGAGGCAACATGAGCTGGATGATCAGTAAGGAACGCCTCAAAACTCAAGGCATTCATGCCAGTGAAACCAGCTGGGTGGGCACTGAGTTTGATGCAGTGTTAGACAATAACGGCACCCTGGATCATTTGTATCAGCAAGTCATGCGTCTGGTGCAAGATCTCCCGGGCGCCACGGCAAGTCACTCCTAGACACTTCTTCCACACAGTTCTTACAGATCGATTTGAGATTTTTTATATGCACATTGTTCAAATCGCCGTCTACATGATATACCAGAATCTGCGCTGAATATCTGGCCTTAAAGCCACAGCGATCACACTGCATTTTTTTCTTATAGCCCGCTTGTTCCCAGCGGGCTTGTCTCTTTTTGAGCCCACGACCTTTGCGTTGGCAAGTCTCACATCTGGATCGATAGTGCGTGACACCTTCGCGAATGTAATTCACTGCACAGGGTCTTTGATCACAGGCTTGGCAAACGGGGCGCATGACAATATTTAGTGCAAGGACCTTGCCCAAAGGGTGCTCAACTCCATGGTTTTTGGCATTTGCCTATAAATATCTACAACTTGAAAAGGAACCCATTATGGCACTAGTATCTCCTGGCGTAGAAGTCACAGTAATTGACGAGAGTCAATACATCCCTTCAGCCGTCAACACAGTCCCTTATTTCATGGTGGCCACAGCACAAAACAAAGTCAGCAGTGACGGCGTAACTGTAGCAGCCGGTACACTGGCGGCCAACGCCAACAAAACTTATCTCATAACCAGCCAGCGCGATCTTGCTGCCACATTTGGTGTACCGTTCTTCTACAACACCACAACTGGCACACCAATCAATGGTTACGAGCTCAACGAGTATGGCTTGCTGGCTGCTTACTCAGCGTTGGGTGTGTCAAATCGTTGCTATGTAC